GGAATTTTACCCTCGGTTAGAGGTATGGCGTGGAAACACGAAAGAAATCCTACGGGACTGACTGTTTTAAAACAGTTTGCCATTAACTAACTGGCCTGAGCATGTTAGGCGCAAAAGAAAAATGCAGACACAACCAAAAGAGGATTCTCGGCCCGTGGAAGCACGAGATATGAGTCTGGCGAGAACTAGACACAGTAAAGATTCAAAAGGGATGGCAGCCCCTGTAAATGGCCAGTCGTGCTTGCATTCAGTTGCCGGTGCGCGCACGGGAGTTGGTAGAAGTGCCAACAAACGTGGAGGGCGTGGCAGCCCGGCGTCAGACCGCCCTGCAAAGGGAAGGAATACGCAGACATCCGTTGCGAATCAACTCACGCAACAAGTTAAAACCTATGAGCTTACCAAGATTTACACGAAAGGTAGGGACAAGGAGTATGAAGATGCAAATGCACTTGCACGCTTCAACACTTGGGTACGAACAAATGAAGCAAAATTAGATCCGAGCGAGCAGCACGTTTGCCAGACGTGTGGAAATGTAGGTTTTGAACTGTGTATTCACAGTATACGCCATGTCGACGCGGAGCAGGAACCAACTGCCTTGGACATGACTGGTGGTAGACACCATCAGTGGAAATTTCCCTGGTCCAGGGAAATATTGCGTAAAGTGTTTGTCATGCCGCAGTTTGACACGCTTTCATACACAGATGAAGCTTTGCATGGCTTCAGTAACAAACACTTATCTGATGATTTAATACTACCTAAACTTTATCAGTACTTGGTGTTTAACATGCAAACATCATATCGCGTCAATGGCAATGAAGACCGGGACCTAAGACTATCCCATTGCCATAGACTAGCGCAGAAATGGGTCATCGAGAACGATCAACGGACCAACCTCGAAGATGACGCCCATTTCGCTGTGAGACTGCGGCTCACTGTCCAACGAGCATGTGACAACCAACAAAACAACATGCTCTATGAAGAACGCGACCCACGACGGAATTTTGGATTAGCCTGGTTACCGAAAACTGTCGTAGGTTGGCTCGTACTAGCTTGCGTGTTGCTGTACGTTGTATGTCATCC